AGCCTAGCGAAAGCTAGGCTTTTTTTATCATATTTATACTAAACTAAACGTTACTAATATGGCATCAAATCATCACACTGATGAGGTTTTTACTCAAAAGAGAAAACCTAAAAACCCAATTAAGTTCAACCTACAACTTAATGAAGAACAAAAACAAGCAAAAGCCCTTATTATTGAAAATCCAGTAGTCGTTTTAAAAGGAATGGCAGGTTCAGGAAAAACTTTAGTAGCTGTACAAGCAGCATTAGATATGCTATTTAGTAGAGAAGTTGAAAAAATTATTATAACTCGACCTACTGTAGCTAAAGAAGAATTAGGATTTCTACCAGGCGATCTTAAAGAAAAGATGGATCCTTGGTTAGCACCAATATATCATAACTTATACATGTTATATGGTAAGGATAAAATTGAAAAAGAATTAGAATATGGCAATATTGAAATTGTACCCTTTGCATTTATGAGGGGAAGAACATTTGTTAATTCATTTGTAATTGTAGATGAGGCACAAAACGTGACTCATGATCAAATGGAGACTGTATTAGGACGTTTAGGAAAAGGATCTAAAATGGTGGTATGTGGAGATTTAGCTCAAATTGATCTTAAAGTAAAAAAAGAAACAGGATTTTCATTTTTAACTAGAGTTGAAGAGCAAGTGAAAGGATTTAGAGTATTCGCATTGCAAGCTAATCATAGACATGATATTGTTGCGCCTATTTTAAAAGTATACCAAGACTTTAGAGATTAAAATATTTATATTAAATAATAAATTATGGCTAATTCACAAGTTTGGACAGGAATTGCAAACTTTATACCAGGGGCTTCAACTCCCTTTGGTTTTTATGATAATGATTATCAATTCCAAATAGATGCGGTAAAAGTAGCAAAATTCTGTGCTCAAAGATTAGGGTATCCCTCAATGGATGTTGAGATGGATAGTGGTTCATTTTTCGCTTGTTTTGAAGAAGCAGTAACAACTTATGGAAATGAACTTTACTTATATCAAATTAGAAATAATTTTATATCATTAGAAGCTAACCCAAATAATGTAACACTTAATAATTCAGTAATTACTCCTTCATTAGGTAATATAATTAGAATGGCTTCTGATTATGGTAGTGAAGCAGGAGTAGGAGGACATATAACTTACTATTCAGGCTCATTAGATATGATAGCAGGTCAACAAGATTATGACTTAGCAGCTTGGGCTTCAGCTTCAGGAGTAATATCAGGAAATGATTCAATTGAGATAAAAACTATTTTTTATGAAAACGCTCCTGCTATTGTTCGTTATTTTGACCCTTATGCTGGTACAGGATACGGATCACAACAATTACTAGATGCCTTTGGATTTGGTAATAAATCTCCTGCTATTAACTTTATGTTAATGCCTCTTAATTATGATATTGCAACAATTCAAGCAATTGAATTAAATGATCAAATAAGAAGAAGTGCATTCTCATTTAATATTATAAATAATAAATTAAAAATATTCCCTATTCCAACATCTGATAAAAAACTATTCTTTGAGTACATCAAAGTATCAGAAAGAAATAGTGTAGTAGCTGCTTCAGGACCTGGTTCAGGAGATAATTTAATTACAGACATATCAAATGTACCTTATGAGAATCCTACATACATGAATGTAAATGCTCCTGGTAGATATTGGATATTTGAATATACTTTAGCACTAGCTGCTGAAACATTAGCATTTATTAGAGGTAAATATACTCAAGTACCTATTCCAGGCGCAGAAGTAACGTTAAATCAGGCAGATTTACTAGGAAAAGCTAGGGATTTACAACTGGCGTTAATTGAAAAATTACGTTTAGATTTAGACGAGGCTTCACGTAAGAATCAATTAGAAAGGAAAAAAGCTGAAAATGATGCTATGCAATCTACGTTATCGAATATACCAATGAACATTTATATAGGATAATATGGCATATTTTGGACGTTCTCGCGATATAAATACTTTTTCAAATATCAACAATGAGTTGTTGGGACAAGTAATTGAACAAAAAGTTGGTTACTACCAAGTTATTTTAGATGAAACTACACCTAACATTTACGGTGAAAGTACAAATAAAAAATACAATGGTCCAGTATTATTAACTTGCTTATTAGAAAGAGGTGATACTACTCCATTAACAGATGATTTTGGAATGGATTTTGAAAGAAAATTAACTGTAAGATTTTTCAGACCTAATTTAATAACAGCTAATGTTGAACCTTCAGTAGGTGATGTAATTTTATGGAATGAAGATTATTATGAAGTTAATAATGTAAATGAAAATCAATTAGTAGTTGGTAAAGATCCTAATTATGCTTATACAAGTCAAGATTTTGTTCCTGATGCAGGTACAAGTTTATCAATAATACTAGAATGTTTCTATATCCGTCCAGAAAAAGTTAATATCAGAGAAAATAGATACCCAGGTGATCCTGGTTCTTTAACAGTTTAATAATTAATAATGGAAAATAAACCACGTCCAATAAATAAAAGAGAATTTTTGACATCTCTTTCGGAACCATACCAACAACCGGAAGTGGCGGTACAACCTTATACTAATCCTAACTCTACAGAATCATTAAATGCACAACCTGGACAACCTGAATTTAATAGAGCATCACAAGTTTCTTTAAAAAATGAAGAAAACTCTACTATTAATATAGGGTTAGAAGAACATGATAATGCAATTTTATATTATTTACAAAATATAATAAGACCTACGGTAATTCAAAATGATAGACAAATAGCAGTTCCAATTATATATGGTTCGCCGGAAAGATGGAAGTCGATTCAATACGACGGGTTTTATCGTGATAAAAATGGTAAAACAATGGTTCCTTTAATTATGTTTAAAAGAGAATCATTTGAAAAAAATAGAACTTTAGGTAATAAATTAGATGGTAATGTAGTTCATAATATTCAATATTTTGAAAAACAATATTCGCAGCGAAATGTATATGATAATTTTGATATTTTAAATAATCAAAAACCACAAAAAGAATATATTTTAGGAGTAATACCTGATTATATTACCTTAACTTATAAATTATCTATTTTTACAGATTATGTAGAACAAATGAATCCTATAATAGAGGCGCTAGAATTTGCTTCTGATTCATATTGGGGAGATCCTCAAAAATATCAATTTAGAGCTATAATAAATTCTTTCCCTACTCCTGTATTATTAGAAAATTCTACTGATAGGGCTAGTAAAAGTGAAATAACTCTAACTTTACAAGGTTATATTATACCTAATACAATAAACGTTGCAATGGCAGGACCAAATCCTAAATCATACAACATAACTAAAACAACATTTACAGAAAAAATAATATAAAATGGCTGCAGGAATATACAATATTTTATTAGAACAGGGTACCACAGTGGATTTTAAAATTCAATATAAAGATGTAAGTGGTAGTGCTATAAACTTAACAGGATATGGGGCTGCTATGCAAATTAGAAGTAATTACGCTGATAATAATCCTACAACCTATATAACTTTATCAAGTTCATTAGCTTCTGATGGAACTGGTTTAAATATGTCTTCTGCAAGTACAGGATACATTGGAATTTTTATCTCAGCTTGTTCATCTTCTGCTTTAAATTTTCAATCTGCAAGATATGATTTAGAGATATTTTCGGGTAGTGCAGCATCATGCCCTATAACAACTCGTATACTAGAAGGTAACGTTCAATTAAGTAAAGAAACAACAAGACCTATATAATGTCTCAAGTAAATATAACATTAAATACTAACACAGTAGATATTAATACAACTAATAATCAAATAGTTGTAACTGATCCTACTAATCCTACTACAGTTAACATAACTCAACCTGTTACTACAATAGTAGAAGTAATCACTGCTGGACCACAAGGACCTATAGGACCCCAAGGATTACCAGGCCCATCTGGTTCTATAACAAATACTGGTTCTTTTGTAACTACTTCTTCATTTAATGCTTTTACTTCTTCATATAACACTGGTAGTTTTACAGGAAGTTTTACAGGAAATCTAACAGGTACATCATCTTGGGCTATAAATGCAATAACTGCTTCTTTTGCATTAAATGCTGGAACTACTATTAACACAGGTTCTTTTGTAACTACTTCTTCATTTAATGCTTTTACTTCATCTTATAATACAGGAAGTTTTACAGGAAGCTTTACTGGCTCTTTATTTGGTACATCATCTTGGTCAAATAATGCTATATCAAGTTCATTTACTATAAGTGCTTCACAAGCAGTATCAAGCTCATTTGCAATATCAGCTTCTTGGGCACCATTAAATGCTGGAGGAAGTAATACACAAATTCAATTTAATAGCGGAAGTCGTCTTCAGGGTACAGGATCATTTACTTTTAATTACTCAAATCAGAGTTTACAACAAGGACTTGCAGTTACAGCAAGTGGTATATACTCACATGTAGAAGGAAGTAGTACAATAGCAATAGGAGACTACTCCCATGCTGAAGGAATTTCTACAAAAACAGGTATTCAAACTGCATTTGAAAAAGGTACTATAGTAAATGGATTAATAGCTCTAACTGGTAATGTAACTTCTTACTTCACACCAGGTGGTTACTTATATGTATTTGATACTAATAATAGTACAAAGACACCTTATTTAATTGACACTGTTACTTTTAATGGATCTAGCACATTAATACAATTAGTAGATATTACATTAAATGTAACATCAGGTATTATTGGAGATATAACATATCTACTAAACAATAGTGGAACCTTTGGAAGTACCGGCACTATACCGGGAATATACTCACATGCTGAAGGAAATAACACTAAAGCTGTAGGAGACTACTCCCATGCAGAAGGACAGACTACTACTGCCTTAGGAAATTATTCACATACTGAAGGAGGAAACACACAAGCAGTTGGAAATTATTCACATACTGAAGGAGGAAACACACAAGCAGTTGGAACTTATTCACATGCAGAAGGAGTATCCACACAAGCAATAGGAGCTGGTTCCCATGCTGAAGGTAGATTCACCCAAGCCATAGGAATCTATTCTCATGCTGAAGGTCTAGTAACAGTAGCATCTGTAGAGTATCAACATGTACAGGGTCAGTATAATATACCACTTGGATCACCATCTTCGTTTATCCACGGAAATGGTACAGATGATGCAAATAGATCAAACTTAATATATGCTCATGATTCTATAGTTGAAATAACAGGATCATTAGATGTAACTGGGGGTATAACTGGAAGTCTTTTAGGATATGCTACAAATGCTACAAATGCAGATAACGCCGCTAATGCTACTCAAGCTATAAGTGCATCATATGCTTTAACTGCATCTTTTGCTATAAGCTCTTCATCATCAATATCAAGTTCATTTGCAATAAGTGCTTCTTGGGCACCTTCTCAAACTATTAATACAAGTTCACTTGCTACAACTGGTTCAAATACATTTATAGGAAATCAAGTAATAACTGGTTCTTTAAATGTAACTCAAGGAATAACAGGTTCTTTATTTGGAACTTCATCATTTGCAGCAACAGCATCTTTTGTAGAAACAGCTCAAACAGCATCCTTTGTACAAAATGCTATAAGTGCTTCTTATGTTTTACAAGCAGTATCAAGTTCCTTTGCAACAACAGCATCTTATGCATCTAATGGAGGAGTAACACAACTATTAGCAGGACCAAACATAACATTAGCACCAACAAATGGATTAGGACAAGTTACAATTAGTTCAACTGCTGGTGGAGGTTCAAGTTTTAATACTGCAACTGGATCTTATGGATCGTTTTATGATACAACAACACAAACAAATCCCGTCGGTAACATACCTCGTTCAATGTCTCTTGACACAACAGATATTACAAATGGGGTATCAATATCAGGATCAACAAATCCTTTCAACACTTACATCAAGACAGAAAATGCAGGTGTATACAATATTCAATTTTCTGCTCAATTAGATAAAACAGACGCTGGAAAAGACGAGATAGTAATTTGGCTTAGAAAAAATGGAATTGATTTAACCGATACAGCCACTACTATAACATTAACTAACAACAATGATAAAGTCGTTGCAGCTTGGAACTGGTTTGTAAATTCAGCAGCTAACGATTACTATCAAATAATATGGTACTCACCTGATACTAATATAAGACTATTAGCCGAAACTGCAGGCGGAGGTCACCCTGGAATTCCTTCTGTAATAGTAACAGCAAATAGAGTAGATCAATTTTTATCAAACACAGGTTCATTCTCTGGATCATTTACAGGACAATTCACAGGTTCATTATTTGGTACTGCATCATTTGCAGTAACAGCATCTTTAGCACCTGCCTACCTACCAATAGCTGTACCACAAACAACCGGATTAGTAATTTCGTTTACTGAAGACAGAGTGTACGGAACTTTTGCTTCACCAGAAACAGGTAGTGCAATTACTTCAGATACTGGTTCTGCTATATTAGGGGTAACAAACCTAATTATACACAGTGCTTCAGCAGCACCAACCACAGGATCTGATTTTAAGAGATTATCCGGAAGTTCTAATTATGTAGCAGGATTAAATTATATTTATTGTACATACATTGCAGATAATCAAATTATTTATTCAATAAGTCAAGTAACATAAGTTATGAGTTTAAGAAGAATGATGATGTTTACCTTAGGGGGATATTCACCAGAATTACAATCTTTGATTAATAGGGCAAACACAGAAGGTTTTACCTTACCTTCAGAAAGTACTTTAAATGCGTTAGATGTTTTTCTTAAAGAATTAAAATCACAAAATATATTACAAACAAGAGATTATCTAAGAGTTTCAGCGTATAATAATACAGGAGTTGAAAATTTTTCAAGAATAAATATCGTAAATCCAACATCAGCATTAACTGACTATAGTGGTAACTACACATATAGAGTTGATGGTGTAAAACTAAACAGTACTACAAGTGGTCAAGCTAATCAAATTAATACAAAATTTAATCTATCAACGGGGACTTATTATAAACAGAATGATGCAAGTAGGCTTTATGTTTTATCTGTAGCTTTTACGGGCGCATTTACATCTATAATTGATGGTGCTACTGTTGGTGGTAACGCAAGCACAGCACATAGAATATCAGCACAAAATAACGCTGAAAAAAGAATCAACCAGAGTACTACTAATTTACCCGTATCTGTTGATTTTACTGGGACAGGATTAAGAGCACTTGTTAGAACCTCTAGTACAGCTGTACAATGTTACAGGGGAAATATACAAACAGTAACAACAGCAACATCAAGTACGTCGAACTTAAATGCAATATTATTTGAAGGTGTTTCATTTAACTTAAGAGCGAATGGTGGATACGCTTTATCTATGCACGGTTCTTCTTTAACTCAATCACAAGTAGAGTTTGTTAGAACATCTTTTAATAATTATTTAACATCAATTGGTTTAACAGCATTTGCATAAAAAATAAAAATATGAAATTTCAAGTAGCAAAAATTAGTGAAGAAAAAGCAAATAAGATTAGAGGTTTAGAATATGATAGCGGATATTTTTTCAATCCGATAAAAATTGAAGATGGGTATATAGTAACTATAGCCGAAGCTGAATTTTTAGACTTATCTGACTTTGTTTTGTATGAGTTAGAAATAAAAAGTATACAATAAATAAAACAATAAATTATGGAATCATTTAATTCACTATGGCAACACGTATCAAATCCTTTTGTTAGAATAGCAGAGGTTTTTGATGGTAAGTTTTTCTCACAAAGAAGATACTTACATTTTTTAGTAAGCGGAGTAGCAATCTTTTTTATCTTCTTTTTTGGGAACGGTGTAAAAGACTTACAACTAGAATACATCCCTTGGTTTATTAAGATTGTGTTTTCTTGGATGGCAGCTTACATTGTAAACTATACAAGAGAGTGGTATTATGGAAAATTCCACGGTGCACCTTGGGATAACACAGATCTAGATATGGAGAGTTATGGTGGTATACTAGGAGCAAGTTTATTCCTAATTCTTCAATATTTATTATAAAACATAACATTATAGATGGCTACAATAAGTACTTCAGGAATTTCCCCAGGACAAATAATTCGTTCAGAACATTTACTAAGAGTAATAAACGCGTTAAATGGAGTTACCCCTATTGATATAATCATAACAGGTTCATTATCAGTTTCAGGCTCAACTTCATTATCAGGTTCAACTTATTTAAGAGGATTACCTAATACTTCAAGAGCCAATGTAATAACATATGATCCTACTACAGGACAATTATCATATTTAAATTCCGCTTCTTTAGGCGTAACTATGAGTGTATCTCAACCAGGAGGTTTAAATACTCAAATACAATATAATAGTGGAAGTGTTCTTGCTGGAAATAGTTCATTTATTTTTAATTACACTCTTCAAAGTTTACAACAAGGGAATAATGTTTCTGCTTCTAGTACTTTTGCTCACGCACAAGGTAACCAAACAACAGCGTCAGGACAATATTCACATGCTGAAGGAGCAACAACCCAAGCCAAAGGCTTAGGTTCACATGCCGAAGGTATAAATAATATAGCCTCTGGTTCATACTCACATGCTGAAGGTGCCAATACTATAGCACTAGCTGATCATTCTCATGCTGAAGGAAATAATACAAAAGCTACTCAGTTAGGAGCTCACGCTGAAGGGGAAAGAACACTAGCTTCAAATTACTATGCCCATGCCGAAGGATATTACACTACAGCTTCAGGGGCTTATTCACATGCTGAAGGAAACAGCACATTAGCATCTGGGGATATTTCACATGCTGAGGGATTAGGTACCATAGCTGCTGGAAATTACCAACATGTACAAGGACAATATAATATTTCATCATCAGCTCAATCAGCTTTTATTATAGGTAATGGAATTTCTTCAGGTTCTAGAAGTAATTTAGTGTTTGCTTCAGGAAGTACATTCCAGATAACAGGTTCTTTACTTATAACGGGTTCTCAAGTTACAAATGGATATAGTAATGTAGGAACTAGTATGGTTGTAGGTTCTACAACTCAAGGGCAAATAGATGGAAATTCTGTACTTTTACTTTATAGAGGACAATCTAATACTTCATTTGTATTAGGTAATCCAGGATTAGGTCAAACTAATAACATTAACCTTAACAATACTTATGGTTCTATAATTACATCTTCAGGATCTTTACAATTAACTACACCAACTGGAAGTTTAACTTTAAATGGTTCAGGTTCAATTACAATTAATGATATATTAGTACTAACACCGAGATCAACAACTCCAGGTACTCCAACAAATGGAATGGTAATAATTTCAGGTTCTGGAGTAGATCAACATATTTATTGTTATCTAAATAGTACTTGGAAACAATTAGATTAAAACTAAAATAACGTTATGATAAAAGCAACAAAATTAAAAGAAACAGAGTTACAAGAATTACAAGACTTTCAAACTCAATCTGAAACATTAATAGCCCAATTAGGTCAATTAGGATTTAAAAAGCTTCAAATTGAAAGAGAAGAACAATTTTTAAAACAACAATACACTCAAATAATAACATCTGAGGTAGAATTAAGTAAAAAACTTAAAGAAACTTATGGTGATGTTTCAATAGATTTAAAGACAGGTGAGATAACATATCCCTAAAATATAGGTTTTGAGCCTTTTTTTAATATTTATTATCAAATGATTAACAATAAAACTAAATAAACAAAATGGCTGAAACTTTATTATCTCCAGGTGTTCTAACTAGAGAAAATGACCAATCCCAAATTACTCAAGGCCCTATTACTGCCGGTGCGGCTATAATAGGACCTACAGTATCAGGTCCTGTTAGAATTCCAACTTTAGTTACTTCATATAGTGACTATTTAAATAAGTTCGGTGGGTCTTTCATCAGTGGGGGAACATCTTACGAATACCTAACATCAATCTCTACTTATAATTATTTCCAACAAGGAGGTACTACTTTATTAGTAACTAGAGCAGTAAGTGGTACATTCTTACCCGCAACTTCTAGTGCTACTAACAACATATCTTTAATAACAGGATCTGTCGCTTCTGCTTCATTTACTGTATTAAACTCTAGTACAGGTTCGTGGAATCAAATTCAAATTAACGCTACAACTGCTGTAGGTAATGTTAGTTATATTATTTATAACTATCCTTATACTGCTACTGGATCTTATTTTGAAGGTTCTAATTATATCTACTTAGGTGTAGGTGATGGTTCCAACAATGGTGTTAACGTTGTAAATTCAACTGGTAGTTGGGCCGCTAATGTAGTAAGTGCTGTTAATGGAGGAACAGGTGGAGTATCTAATTATTTCTCTGCTTCATTTGTAGGAGGAGTATTAACTTTCTTTACAGATGCTACAGGTACTTCACAAAATGCCTTTACACTTACTAGTAGTTTCGGTATAGGAACTCCAGTGACTCGATCATTTGTAGGAGGTACAGATGGCACTCCAAATACTGTATTTGTATTAGAAACTTTATCACAAGGTGCTATTAATAATAGTACTAGTACTGAGGGAACTAATAACACTTTACCATCAGGCTCAACTAGTAATATTAGATATGAATTATTAAATGTTAGTTCAGGAAGTGGTACATTTGATTTACTAATTAGAAGAGGAGATGATAATATTAATTCTAAAGTAGTATTAGAACAATGGACAGGTTTATCATTAGATCCTAATCAACCTAACTATATTGAAGCAGTAATTGGTAATCAATCTACTACTACAGATAACGGATATGTTCAAACAACAGGTGATTACACTAACAAATCAAAATATGTGAGAGTAAAATCAGTAACTTACACTACTCCAAATTATTTTGATAATAATGGCACACCAGTATCTTCTTATACAGCATCTTTACCAACTGCTCAAAGTGGCTCATTTGGTGGAGCTTTAGGAATTAATTGTGCTGTTTACGGATTATCAAATTCAGACTATACTTCATCAATTACTTTATTAAGCAATCCAGATGAATTTAAATTTAACTTAATTACAGTTCCAGGTATTACAGCTACAACAGGAAATGCAGTTATTACTTCATTAACTAATATGGCTTCTGATAGAGGTGATTGCATTGCAATAGTAGATATGTCGGCTTTTGGAAATAATATAGCTACAGTAATTAACAATGCAACATCAGTTGATAGTTCATATGCTGCAACTTATTATCCATGGATTCAAATTAGTGCTCCTAATACTGGAAAATTAACATGGGTTCCACCATCAACAATTATTCCAAGTGTTTATGCTTACAATGATAGAGTAGGTGCTCCATGGTTTGCTCCTGCTGGTTTTCAAAGAGGTGGATTAAGTGTAATTCAAGCTGAAAGAAAATTAACTCCATCTGATAGAGACTCACTATATGCTGGTAAAGTTAATTCATTAGCTACATTCCCAGGACAAGGTGTAGTAGCATATGGTCAGAAAACATTACAGAAAAAAGCATCAGCTTTAGATAGAGTAAATGTTAGAAGATTATTAATTGAATTGAAATCATACATTGGTCAAATAGCTAATGGATTAGTATTCGAACAAAATACAGCTGCTACTAGAAATAGATTCTTAAGACAAGTAAATCCATACCTTGAATCAATTCAACAAAGACAAGGTGTGTACGCTTACAAAGTAGTAATGGATGAATCAAATAATACTGCTGAGGTAATTGATAGAAATCAATTGTTAGGTCAAATTTTCATCCAACCTACTAGAACTGCTGAGTTTATTATACTAGACTTTAATGTTACACCAACAGGTGCAACTTTTGCATAAGGATAAATTAGTTTAATATTTATAATAAAATAAAACGACATGGCAGTATTAAACCCTAACGAAATAATGTTCACTGCATTTGAACCTAAAGTATCAAATAGATTCATAATGTATATTGATGGGATCCCAGCTTATATGATTAAAAAAGCTTCAGCTCCAGGATTTGATGCAGGTGAAATCACACTAGACCACATTAATGTTTACCGTAAAATAAAAGGTAAAATTAGATGGAATGATGTTACAATATCATTATATGACCCAATTGCTCCAGCTGGATCACAAGCTGTAATGGAATGGATGCGTTTATCTCACGAATCGGTAACAGGTAGAGATGGATACTCAGATTTCTATAAAAAAGACTTAACATTTAATGTTTTAGGTCCTGTAGGTGATGTAGTAGGTGAATGGATTATAAAAGGTGCATTTGTTAAATCAGCAACATTTGGAGACTATGATTGGTCACAAGGAGAATCTGCTATTGAAATTAACTGTACTTTAGCAATGGATTATTGCATTTTGAATTTCTGATTAAGAAAAATAAAAAGAAAAGAGCTCACATTTATTTGTGAGCTTTTTTTATTTCACTATATTTATATATAAACATTAAAATAATTTATGGAAAATCAAGTTACAAAACCAAAATTCCCTACAGAAATTGTAGAACTTCCTTCAAAGGGTCTTTTATATGATAAAGACAATCCTCTTTCAAGTGGTCAAATAGAAATGAAATATATGACCGCCCGAGAAGAAGATATCCTAACTAACTCAAATTATATCCAACAAGGTACTGTTTTAGATAAGCTATTAGAATCACTTATTGTTTCTAAAGTAGATTTAAAAGACATTATTATTGGAGATAAGAATGCTATTTTAATTGCTTCTCGTATCTTAGGATATGGGCAGGAATATGAATTTGAATCTGGAGGTAAACATTATAAAATAGATTTAACAACTCTAAAAGATAAAGAATTACCTGAAGATGTAGATTATACTAAAGGTAATCAATTCTATTTTACATTACCAGCATCAGGTGTTGAAGTAGGTTATAAAATTTTAACTCATGGTGATGAACTAGCTATAGAAGCCGAATTAAAAGGATTAAAGAAAATTTATCCTAATGGTGGTTTACCTGAAGTTTCTACTCGTTTAAAATACGTTGTTAATGCTATTAATGGTAACACTGATAGAAAAGTAGTTAGAGAATTTATTGATAATGAATTATTAGCAAGAGATGCAAGGGCATTACGTCAAGAAATAAAAAGAGTATCTCCAGATATTAATTTAACTATGCAAGGTGATGGCGGGGAGGACATTACCGTACCTATTAGTCTTAACTTTTTTTGGCCTGACTACGAGTTATAGAATAAACTTATTCTCCCAAATGAATGAAATAGTATTTCATGGTAAGGGAGGATATACTTGGGATACTGTTTATGATTGGCCTATTTGGCTTCGAAATTTTACCTTTAAAAAACTAAAAGAATGGTATGATAAAGAACAGGAACAAGCAGAAGCTCAAAATAATCAGCTAACAAATAAAAATGCAGCTGAAGTAGCTAGACCCAATATTCCACCTACTAACACATATAATGCAAATATCCCTTCTAAGTAGAAGGGATTTTTTGTTTCATATTTATATTATATACTAAGTTATTATGGCTACAACACCTAATCAAAATTCACTAGAACAAGACTTAATCGAGTTATTAAATCGTCGTAGGGGGATTGAAGAAGCAAGTCTTGATGATGCTAGGGATTTAGCTAATTTTTTACAAGCTCAAACTAGAGAACTTAAATTTCAAATTGCTGAAAAGACTTCTATTCGTTCAGTTTCTAGAGATATAGTAAAGATAGCAACACAAGCTTTTAATATACAGGATAAAGAATTAGGTACTACTAAAGGTTTAAAAGATTTAGCTAAACAAAGATTAGCTTTAGAACAAAATATTTTAACTTTAACTACTTTAAAAAATAAAGTTTATGAGGGTGATGCTCGAATGCAATTCGAGATAAATCAAGCCATAGAAGAACAAATCAAAAGTGCTACTAAATTATCTCAAGAATTAAATAGAATTGAAAACACCTCTAATGAGATAGCTAAAAATTTCGGAGTTAAAACTTTCGGAGCCCTTAATGATATAACAAAAGCAATACCAGGATTAAAAAGATTCTCAGAACCTTTTGAAAAAGCCTCAGAAGCCGCTCGAAAACAAGCTTTACAAAATCAAGATGCTTTTGCTTTAAAAACTGGTACTGGTCTTACTAAAGAGAAAATTAAACAATTAGGTTTAGAAAAAGAATTAGGAGGATTAGCAGGTACAGCAGCGGCCGTTAAAGCTAAATCTTTAGGTATTGAAATTAAATCCCAAAATACATTTTTAGCAGGTGCTAAATCACTAGGGCCAGCTCTTACTAAGTCTTTGGGACCTATGTTTTTATTAGTAGAAGCTTTTAAATCTTTCTTGGATTTAGATAAAATTATAGGAGATACTGCTAAACAATTAGGTGTTTCTTATAATGAAGCTGCGGGTTTAAGTCAACAGTTTAATAATATAGCTAATAAAAGTGGTAGTATTTTTGTTACTACTAAAGGTATTAATGAGTCGTTTTTACAAATAAATGCTGCTTTAGGTACTAATGCTAATTTAAGTGAGGAATTATTATTAACTCAAACTCAACTTACCAAACAGGCATTTTATAGTGTAGAAGCTGCTACTCAAATTTCTAAATTATCCTTAGCTACTGGAAAACCTGCTAAAGAAATTACTACTGAATTTTTGGGGCAAGCCAAAGCTTTAAATTTAATTAATAATACTGCTATTAATGAAAAAACTTTAATAGAAAGTATATCAAAAACCTCTAAAGGTCTTTTAGCAACTTTTGCTGCACAACCTAAAAAATTAATA